TAGCCGAATACCTAGTCGACCTCGTAACTGACGCGTACTACAAACAAAAAGGAACTACTGATGACTAACCCACTAGATACAGACAAACTACGCAACTGGGCTTTCGGTTTGGCAGAGCATGTCGCCCTGCTGAGTAAAGACCCGAGCACGAAAGTTGGTGCTGCCATCTTTGACCCCAAACGCCGTGTGGTATCCACAGGCTACAACGGGTTTGCAAGAGGTGTTGATGATAGCCGCGAACGTCTTGAAGAGCGTGAAACAAAATACCGTATGACCCTACACGCGGAGGCTAACGCCATCATGTTTGCCACCACTCCACTGGACGGATGCACCTTGGTGGTAACGCACCCCTGCTGTGCCAACTGCGCGGCACTCATCATCCAGTCCGGGATAAAACATGTTGTGTGGCCCCACCCGTCACGTGAGTTCTTAATGCGTTGGAAGGACAACCTAGCCCTCAGCATCGACCAGTTCATCGAAGCGGGGGTCGAAGTGCACGAGGTTTTGAAATGAACCTGATAACCTTGGACTTTGAGACCTACTACGACAGGGACTACTCCCTGCGCAAAATGACAACAGAATCTTACGTCCGTGATCCTCGCTTTGAGGTGATCGGCGTGAGTGTGAAACTAAACAATGGAGAGACGGAGTGGGCCAGTGGAACACATGAACAGACAAAAAATTATCTCAAGGCGCTCCCTTGGGAAGACTCTATGGTACTTTGTCATAACACTATGTTTGATGGTGCCATTCTTAACTGGCGTTTTGGTATTCGTCCTCGGATGTATACCGATACTCTTTGCATCGCTCGTGCCCTACATGGGACTGAAGCTCGCGCAAGCCTCGCTGCCTTATCTGAAAGGTACAATATCGGCGTTAAAGGCACAGAGGTACTCGACGCCCTCGGAAAACGACGGAGAGATTTTGGACCAGAAGAACTAGAGCGGTACGGGGATTACTGCATCAATGATGTGGAACTCACATACAAGCTGTTCTCTCTTATGGCCAAGGGGTTCCCAAAACAGGAACTTCGACTGATTGATCTCACCCTGCGGATGTTTACAGAACCTACATTGGACCTCGATACAGGACTGCTGGAGTCGCACCTCGAAGACATCAAAGAGCGCAAGGACAAGCTGATGCGCGATGCGGGTATCACGGACAAGAAAGAACTTATGTCCAACCCCAAGTTCGCAGAGCTGCTGTCTGATCTAGGCGTAGAACCGCCGATGAAGGTGAGCCCCACCACAGGTAAAGAGACCTTCGCCTTTGCCAAGAACGACGAGGCGTTCAAGCAGCTGTTAGAACATGAGAACGATCAGGTTCAGGCACTGGTATCAGCGAGGCTCGGCACCAAATCTACACTTGAAGAAACGCGGACGCAGCGGTTCATCGACATATCCAAACGTGGGCTTCTACCCGTACCAGTAAGGTATTACGCAGCGCACACTGGTCGGTGGGGTGGTGACGACAAGATCAACCTACAAAACCTGCCAAGCCGCGGACCGAACGGTAAGAAGTTAAAGAGCAGCATCATTGCACCAGAGGGTCACTCGCTTATCGACTGCGACTCCTCACAGATTGAGGCACGGGTGCTCGCTTGGCTTGCAGGGCAGAACGATCTGACACAACAGTTCACTGACGGAGAGGACGTCTACAAATATATGGCGTCGAGTATCTATAACGTGGACGTAGCAGACGTGACCAAGGATCAACGGTTTGTGGGTAAGACTACGATTCTAGGCGCAGGCTACGGCATGGGTGCACCCAAGTTCCAGATGCAGCTACAGGGTATGGGTGTGTATATCGAACTCGAAGAAGCGCGGCGGATCATCGACATCTACCGCAGCACCAACGGGGCAATCAGCCAGCTATGGAGGGACGCCAACAACATGGTGCAGTACATGGCACGTGGTGACACCTTACAGTTTGGTCGCGAGGGTGTCTTGCAAGTAGACGCACAGAAGAACGCGATCATCCTGCCATCGGGCCTGCCCATGTTTTACCACGGGCTTGTTGGGGAGAAGTCAGAGTTTGGCTATGAATACACATACCGTACCCGCAAAGGGCCGAACCGTATATACGGCGGCAAGGTTGTAGAGAACGTGTGTCAGGCTATTGCGCGCTGCATCATAGGGCACCAGATGATATTACTTGCCAAGAGATACAAAGCTGTGCTAACAGTACATGACTCCATTATCACTTGTGTGCCCGACGAAGAGTTGGCTGAAGCACAGGCGTACATGGAAGAATGTATGCGACAGACACCAGACTGGGCCAAGGGGTTACCAATCACCTGTGAGAGTGGCACAGGCAAATCATATGGAGACGCAGGATGACAACGAAAGTATGGCCATGGTCTTACAGTAAGATCAAAGCGTTTGAGCAGTGCCCCAAACAGTTCTATCACGATAAGATTCTCAAGGAGGTTCCCTTCAAGGAGACCGAGGCTACGATGTACGGCACGGCGTTCCACACCGCAGCAGAAGATTATATAGGGAAGGACGTACCGCTACCCGGAAAGTTCTCCTTTGCGCAGAAGATGCTCGACTCCCTCAAGAACAAGAAGGGCGACAAGCTGTGCGAACTCAAGCTGGGTATCACAGAAGACCTAGAGCCGTGCGGGTTCTTTGACCCCAACGTGTGGTTCCGTGGGGTAGCTGACCTCATCATCCTCGACGGTGATCTTGCATGGGTGATCGACTACAAGACGGGCAAGTCCTCAAAGTATGCCGACAAGGGGCAGCTGGAACTCATGGCGATGTCCGTGTTCAAGCACTACCCACAGGTAAAGACCGTACGTGCAGGCTTGGTGTTCGTGATTAGCAATGACTTGGTGAAAGACACCTATACGGAGTATGATAAGCCTAAGCTGTGGGAGAAGTGGTTGGCCAAGTACAAGCAGATGGAGACCGCAGCAGAAGAAGATATGTGGAACGCTAAACCTAACGGGTTATGTCGCCGCCACTGTCCGATCATTGAGTGCGTACATAACGGAGCAAACTGATGCCATATAAAAACCCCGCAGACCGCAAGAAACAGACCAACAAACCTGTTGGGAGTAAAGCCTTTGAAGCCCGTATGGAGCGCCAACGTGCTCGACGTGCCGTGGATAAGGACGGTGTTGATAAGAACAACAACGGCAAAGCTGACAAGCGCGAAGGTAAAGACGTCAGCCACAAGAAAGCCCTGTCCAAAGGTGGCAGCAACAAAGATGGTTACACGATAGAGAGTTCGAGCAAGAACCGCGCACGTAACTACAAGAAGAAAGCGTGATTTAGGGGATACCCTAAAAGGAGAACGACATGAAGATCATCGGCGGTAAGGCGTTGCTTCTGAAGCTACGCAATCCAAAACGTGTCACTGAAGTCATCCCCAAAAGCAGGGTGATGAGTGGCAACGAAGTGCTAGTGAACTGGGGTATCGACGAAGTACACAGCCTACGCAACCTCAACCTGAACGCCCCATCACCAATACAGGATAGGTATTCGTGGACGGGCAAGTATGATCCGTTTGCGCACCAGAAGAAGACAGCTTCGTTCTTCACCATGAACCAAAAGGCTTTCTGTTTCAACGAGCAGGGCACAGGCAAGACAGCGAGTGCTATCTGGGCCGCGGACTACCTGATGAAACAAGGCAAGATCAACCGAGTGTTGGTTGTGTGCCCCCTGTCGATCATGGACTCTGCATGGCGTGAAGACCTGTTCACCTTTGCGCCGCACCGTAGTGTGGACATCATACATGGTACGCCGAAGAAACGTAAAAAGTTGATCGACCAAGGCGCTGATTTTGCCATCATCAACTACGACGGTATCGAGATCGTGTTCGACGAGATCATGAACGGTGGGTTCGACCTAATCATCGTGGATGAAGCCACACACTACAAGAACGCGCAGTCGAAGCGTTGGAAGACCATGAATAAGTTGGTGAACGACGACACGTGGTTGTGGATGATGACGGGTACTCCCGCTGCACAGTCGCCGCTCGATGCTTACGGGTTAGCTAAGTTAGTCAACCCCAACTCAGTGCCAAGGTTCTTTGGTTCGTTCCGAGACATGGTCATGCGCAAGGTTACGCAGTTCAGATGGATAGTAAAACCCGAGGCGTCTGACCTTGTGTTTAAGGTGTTACAGCCAGCTATTCGTTTTACCAAAGAAGAATGTCTTGACCTGCCCGAGATGACTTACGTCAAGCGAAAGGTGGAACTCACACGCCAACAACAGGTGTATTACGACAAGCTCAAGAAGAACCACACCATGACTATCGGCGAAGACGAAGTGTCTGCCGTGAACTCTGCGGTCATCATCAACAAGCTGCTGCAAATCTCCGCTGGCGCTGTGTATACTGACGATGGGGACACACTCGAGTTTGACATCAAGCACCGCTACAAAGTGCTGAAGGAAGTCATTGACGAGAGTAGCCAGAAAGTTCTGGTGTTCGTACCGTTCACACATACGATCGACATACTGGTGGATAAACTCCGTAAGGACGGGGTGACAGCTGAGGTCATACGTGGCGATGTACCGGTGTCCAAGCGCACAGATATATTCAAACGGTTCCAAACCGCAGACGACCCCAAGGTGCTGGTAATCCAACCGCAGTCCGCTGCACACGGTGTCACGTTAACAGCAGCCAACACGGTAGTGTGGTGGGGGCCAACGTCTTCTTTGGAAACATACGCACAGGCAAACGCCCGTGTTCATCGGTCAGGTCAGAAGCACCCATGTACCGTTGTGCAGCTGCAAGGTTCCCCTGCGGAGAAGCGTATTTACTCACTGTTAGATAACAGAATCAACGTCCACACAAAGATGATTGATCTCTACAAAGAATTACTTGACTAACACACCATACACCACTAGAGTGTAATTCTAACCAGTTAAGGAGAGCGAAATGGATGATACATCCAACGTCTCGCCGGACAAGCTGACCAAAGCCTACATCAAGATCAGGGCGGAAAGAGCAGCGTTGTCGGCGGACTTCAAGGAGAAAGATGGAGAGTTGGTACGCCAACAGGAAATCCTGAAACGTGCGCTACTAGACTACTGTGACTCTCACAATGTCGAAAGCGTCCGCACCACCGAGGGTCTGTTTTTCAGGTCTACTAAAACGAAATATTGGACTGGAGATTGGGACTCTATGTATTCGTTCATCAAAGAACATGACATGCCCGAGTTCCTAGACCGTCGTTTGAACCAGACCAATGTCAAACAGTTCTTGGAGGAAAACCCCGATGTCATGCCCAAAGGTCTGAACATCGACACTGAATACGTAATCTCTGTGAGGAAGAAATAATGACAGAACCTTTTGTCCAGATAGAAGACTTGGCAAAGCACTTCGCGGTGTCAATCTCAACTATCCGTGCGTGGGTACGGCAGGGGCATATCCCCAAGGCCACGTACATCAAGATCGGTAACACCTACCGGTTCAACAAGACCGCAGTCTCAGACGCTTTGACTAAAGCCATGCAGGATGTGGATGAAGCCCCCGAAGTGGTGGTAGCAGATGACCGTCAGATCGAAATGAACTTCGACACTGACCAAGACGTTTAATATAGGAGAACGACAACATGGCCGAAACATATATCATCGAGAACGTAGAAGCACTCTGGCCCAAAGTGGACCGCACATACGCCTTCGATCAGAACAAGAAGCGCAGTATGCCTTGCGACCCACGAGAGCAGAACGCCGAGTTCTCAATTCAGTTCCGCATGGACAGTGCCACAGCTAAGGCTTTGTTCACGGAGATGAAGTCAGCGTATGACGCCAACAAAGAGCCCAAGTGGGCTGAGAAACTGGCTAACCCGTTCGTGAAAGACGATAACGGTACATACACCCACAAGGCTAACTTGAAGGGTGCCTACAAAGGCGAGGCCACAGCTAAACCATTGCAGGTGGATTCGCAGGGTACGCCACTCCCTGATGACTTCCAGTTGACTACAGGTAGTACAGTTAACGTAGCCGTGCAGATGATCCCGTACGACTTCGGCGGGAAGCAAAGCGTGTCGTTGCGCTTGAAAGCTGTGCAAGTTATCAAGTACGTTCCTATGGAGGCTCGCAACCCATTCGGCGCTGTCGAAGGTGGTTTTGTTGCAGGCGGTGATGCCAACCCGTTCGCAGGGTCAAACTCCGCACCAGCCAAGAGCAACAATGTGTTGGCCGATGTAGCCGATGACGACGGGTTTGAGGAAGAAGAAGCGCCGGTAAAGAGAACCGCTAGTAAAGCGGCACCTGCGCCATCCTCTGCCGACGACCTCGACTCCGTCCTAGACGCATGGGACGACTAAACAGAAACATATCACGGCTGCTTCGGTGGCCGTGATTAACCCTACTAAAGTGAGTGGCGCACATGGAAACCAAACGATTTTTAGACCTTATACTAGGGCATGACGGGCATTACTGTGTGTTTGCCGCGAAAGACGGTAACCGCAAGCAGAAGTTTTACACCTCTGTCAACGAGGTGATAGATGCAGCAAACGACTTCGACGCTAACGGGTATGACGCATACTTCGCACTAGGTGTGCTTGAGGATGCAGGCTCCCGCAAGGCCGACAACGTAACCCACCTCAAATCTTTCTTTCTGGACTTGGACTGCGGACCTAGCAAAGAGTTCCCCAACCAGAAAGCTGCTATCGCTGCCCTACGCACGTTTTGTAAACGTCACCGGCTACCCAAACCCACGCTGGTCAATTCAGGGCGTGGTGTGCACGTGTACTGGATTTTGTCTCAAGCTGTATGCCGCGATGACTGGTGGCCTGTAGCCGAGCGCCTAAAGAACTTATGTGCTGCTGATGGGTTCGAGGCTGACCCTGCTGTGACGTCCGATGTGGCACGTGTTCTCCGTGTACCCAATACACACAACCACAAAAGCAACCCACCTGCACCGGTTACGTTCTTCGGGCTAGAGGCACCGCAGGTTGTGGACTTCGATGAGTTTTCTGAGCTGATCGGTAACGACCCACTAGCAGTCCCCCACAAATACAAACCCGCAGGGGCAGTGAGCGCGTTCCGAGATGCCATGCAGCAGAACCAGCGTGGTAGCTTTAAGCGACTACTGATGCGTACGCAAAACGGTACGGGTTGTGGCCAGATAAAATACATCATCGAGAACCAAGAGACAGTAGCGCATGACCTGTGGCGGTCTGGTCTATCTATTGCCAACGTGTGCGAAGATGGGGAGAAGGCCGCACATCTGATGTCTCACAAACACCCAGACTACAGGGTAGACGCCACCATACGTAAGATGCACGACACTGGTGGGCCACACTTCTGCAATACGTTTGAATTGCATAACCCTGCGGGGTGCGCTGACTGTCCGAACAAGGGTAAAATATCAACACCTGCGATGTTGACCAAGGAAGTCGCCGAGGCTGCACCCGAGGACAATGTCGTTGAAGCACCTGCTGCGTCCGGCGTGAAGACGTACGAGATACCTAAATTCCCCAACCCGTATTTCCGCGGACAGAACGGTGGGGTGTATATACGCATCAAGGACGAAGACGGTAACCCTGACGAGCAGTGCATATATCACTACGACTTCTACGTTACACGCAGGCTCCACGATGCGGAGTTGGGTGAGGTGGTGGCATTTGCCCTTCACTTGCCAAGAGACGGGGTACGTGAGTTCACCGTACCTTTGACCTCGATCACTTCGAAAGAAGAGTTCCGCAAGCACATGGCCGCACAGGGTATAACCGCGCTTGGCGCAGACTTGGATAGACTAATGAGATACACAACAGCATGGATCAATGAACTACAACAGACTGTAACCGCGAGCACCGCGCACCAGCAGTTCGGGTGGACTGACGACACCGAGATGCAGGAGTTCGTGCTAGGCGACCGACTGATTACTGCCACGGGTGTGGAGTACAACCCTCCGTCGGGTAAAACGATACAGTCGTCCAAGGCGTTTGTTATTAAGGGGACGCGTGAGCGTAGCCAAGAGATACTCGACTTCTACGACCAAGAAGGTATGGAGATGCACCAGTTCGTTGTATGCGGCGGGTTCGGCACAATCCTCATGCCATTCACCGGTTTGTACAGTTTGGGTGTGCACCTGTTTGGGCACACAGGGGGTGGTAAGACAACCGCCATGTTCGCAGCGTCCTCTATCTGGGGTGATCCCGCAGGCACGACCAGCATGAAGAAAGACACCGAGAACGCTCGTTGGAACCGCGCAGAACTCATGCACAACCTGCTATTGAACACAGACGAGATGACAAACATGCGTGGCGCTGTGGCGTCCGACTACGCCTACCAGCTATCTGAAGGCAAGCAGAAGAACCGTATGACTGGCGGGGGCAACCTAGAACGTGTCCGTGGTAAGCCTTGGCGTCTACTGGCGTTCTCTACGGGTAACGTAAGTCTGTATGCGCAGATGGCTATGGCCAAGGGTGACGTCAAAGCCGAGATGCAGCGACTGCTCGAGTTACGGGTGGATGACATGCCACGGGTTCACGTGGACCCTACTGTAGGGGCAGCGCAGTTCAAAGACGTGCAGCTCAACTACGGCCACTTCGCCGAGGAGTACGTGCAGTACGTCATCAACAACCGCGCGAGCATCTATCAGAAGTTTGCGAAGATCAAAGAGAACCTCGAGAAACGCGCAGGGCTTACCAGTGTCAACCGCTTCTGGGCAGGGGGCTGCGCTGCTATTCTTACCGGTGCATATGTGGCCAAGCACATGGGCCTCATCAACTACGACCTGAAGAAGTTGTTTGACTGGGTCGTCGCCACACTCATCCGTGTGAAGTCTTTTGTGGATGATAGTACAGCAACCGTGCAGACGCTCATCACAGATTACATGTCAGAAAACTGGAGTAACGTGCTGAAGATTAAGAGCACAGCTACCGCAGCTGCGGCTGACGGGGTCGCACCGCTTGTTATCCCAGAACAGTCGCCCCGCAACGCAATCATAGCTAGGTACGAACCTGACACGTCCATGCTCTACATTGTGCAAAAGCCGTTCAAGCAGTGGCTTGGTGAGCAGCACATCGACTTCATCAGCACAGTGGATGGGTTGACGCAACAGATGGGGGCCAAGAAAGTCAAGAAGCGGCTCTGCAAGGGTACTAACTTCAACCTACCATCCGCGTGGACTATCGCAGTAAAACTAGAGGGGCTCGACGAGGATGTATCAGAAACCGATGAAGACTGACGACCTCAACCCCGATAAGATCAAGGTTATCGTGGAATGGGATGGTATGGCAGTGGGGGCGTCCGTGTTTATCCCCTGCGTCGACACTGACAAAGCCAAGAAGCAGGCTAATAAAATTGCTGAAATGAAGGGTTGGACGTTCGAAATACGCGTCAGAATAGAGAACGACATGTTTGGGGTTCGCATTTGGCGGACAGTGTGATAACATCGTACACAGACGACGACTCCTCCCTGTTGTCGTTCTCCTCTCTAGACTGCCCCCGCCGTAAAAAGCGGGGGTTTTTTATTGGCTGTACTCGGAGCGCAGCTGCTCGAGGGTTCTACGATACAACGGGCTGAGAGAAACACCGTTATACATCTCAGTGGATGTTTTAGCGTGTTGGTTCATTGACCTCTCGATCGAATTAGGTGTGATTGCCGCCTCGGGATGCCGTTCGTTGAACTTCATGATCTCATCGAATACCGAGTCTGCTGCATCGAAGTCACCCAAGCGCATGGCCACATAATACTTCTTGTGCAGGCCCGAACGCTTTTTACCAACTGATATGTCGATACGTTTACTAATCATGTTCTGCTCTTGGCGGAACGTGTACTCTGTGGGTGGGAAACCCAGCACCTGAGAAGCCATTTCACCCGCGGTCATATCGTCATATATCGGGTCACCCCGACGAGTAAACGCACCGCCCTGATCTGCGTACCGACCGAACGTACCCTTGTATGCGTTGGCAATAGCGACAGGCATCATGTTCTCAATGCCTCGTTGAGTCTCACCACTTGCAAGGTCACTCACACCACGACCCAGACGTTTAGCCACGCTGAGAGCGGGACCACCCAAGTAGTGCCCAAGGTTTTCCTCGAGTGACGGGTCGTTGTTGTATCGGTTTTCTTGGATCAACAGCCCTGTAAGCGCAGTACGACCAGCGACGTCGATACCTGAGAAGTTCGTGATAGCGCCTTTGTACCATCCCTCACCTACATACTTGCGCACGATGGTGTCGAAGTCGTCCTCTTCGTCGTCCAAGAAGAACAAGTCTGCTACCAACTGCACCGCGCCGTAAAGAGGTACACCTTGGATACCCGCAAAGAACAACGCTGTACCGTGTAGGCCGATAAGTTGTTTCCAAGCAGCCTTACGTTCCGGTGAACCCTCTGGACCAAACAACTTACCCTTGTCGGAGTCGAACGCAGTCTTAGCAGCTTTGAGCATACTGTAATACATCTGCAGGCCGTAGCTCTTATACATAAAGGCCACACGACCGAGACCTTCACGTGCGATAGGGGGCGCAGTCTCCAAGAACGAGCCGCCGTTTGTCTCTTGTGCTTCGTAGATCGCCATTTCTGCGGCTTTATCCATACGTTCAGTCCGCGTCATGTTAGGACTGTCCTTGGCCAACTTCTGCAGTGCCAGCTTGTACGCTGTTACCAGAGTTACCTGCCGGTTGAATTGCTCACCGTGGTTAAATGCGAAAGCTGACAGCACGGATATGTTATCCATGATAGCGCCGACCTTACCACCGCGAGATACTCGACCTGACTCCTCGAGACCCAAGGCCTCCGCAAGGTAGCCCTGACCCAACTGACCACGTTTTGCAGCGAGTGCTACGAGGGGAGCAAGGTCTTCAAGTTCTTTGCGGCGTTCCGCAGGCACATCCAAATCTTTCTTGACGCTCATCACGCCATCATCACGGATGTTGTAGTTCTCAAGGATGGAGTTCTTGGAGGAAGCGACGATGCTACCAGCCTCTTTGACTGCGATACCGGTTTCTTTGTACCCGTATTTACCACCCAAGAACGGCATCACGAACAACGGTACCTGCGAGAGGTTTACCAGAGCAGACGATACGTTGAAACCGATGGTAAAGATGAAGGCAGTCTGGTTGAGCCTACGACCGTATGCTTCTAAATCCTTGCGCTCTGCACCCTCACGAGCAAACTTGGAACGGTTCAGCAGTTCGTCTTTTACATCTTCAAACGACGCACGAGTTGCCTGTGCGGTTTTACCCAGACGAGATTTCGCTTTTGCGCCACCTTCAGGAGTTACCTGTTCTACTATTTCTCGTTCCAAAGATCGTAGGACAGCGGCGTACTTGAGCTTCTCAGTCTGTCCCGCAAGGTCGTACGCTTTAGATTTCATGGCATAGACAGAGTCCGTCAGGTAGCCGGGGGTGCCCTTACGCTTCTGCAGGGACTTTGCAAAGGATGTTTCTGGCAGGGCATTAACAAACAATCGCATGATCTGCGTCTGCACATCTCCATCTACACCGTTGGCGCTCAAGGTGCGGAGTGTCTGTGCTACAAACGAAGCAGGAGGAGCGTTCTTGAAGTCACTGTTGGTCATTTCACCGTCGAAGGTTTCAACTCCAGTAAACTCTTTATCTGCGCGTACTTCCGCCGCCGCACGGTCTCGCTCACGTTTTGTAGTGAACATCTCTACGACATAGGCTTCGCGGTCCGACGCAGGGTTCTTGGCAGCATAGGTCAACTTGTACTGACCTTCACGGATCAATGGGAAATAAACGTCCAGAGTGCCCTTATCGAACAGCTTGCCATACACTTCGTTCTTCAGTTTGGTAGCCGCTTCAGGGTTGTCTGCCATTAGCTCGTCGATCTCACCAAAGATGACAGCCCGCATTTTCTCGTACTGGTTACGGTAGTTATCCCGCATGATCTTGTACGTACGCTGCCCATCAGCACCAAGAGCGTTCCAGTCTTTGCGTTGCTCATTCCAGACAGCCATCTTATCGGAGTCCTTAGCATACCGCTTCTTGGCCTCTGCTGCAGTGAGTGTTGGGTCTACCTGATAGATGGTGGCACCGTACTTGTCGTTGTAGATCAAGCGGTCCAGCGTCTCTTTCTTGGCATCACTTACTTTGTCGACCCAAGAAACAACCTTGTCGATCTCACGTTTTACCTGTTCGTTGGCTATACGGATACCGCCACGCTGCTCGTTGATAATGCGGTCTAGTTTATACCCGATATTACCCAGACCCGCAGCCTTGGCTATATCTGCCATTGCTTGAGAACCTGTGAGTTTCAACAGAAGTTTCTTTGCGTTCTCTGCGACCCCACTTTGCAGGAACTCTACTGAGTCGTCACCAAACTGGCGACGGAAGTCCTTACGTGCTTCAGGCGTACCAAACTTCTTCTGCGTGCGACTTACTAACGTATTTAGAACCTTCTTGGCACCGTCTGCAGTAGAAGACATTAGGAGTTGACCAGAGTTACGATACTGCGGTGCAGGGGCAAGTAGGCCGTCTACAAACGTATCTACAGTCTCCATAGCGTCCAGTGGTGTGGTCGGACGACCCATGAGGCGACGTACGAAATTACCCGTAGAATTTAGGAACCGACGCAATGCGCTGATAGGCTCACCCTTGACGTTGATCGTGGCGAGCATGGCACGGAAGTCTGGGTTACTCATTGCCTCAGAGAAGAACTCGTCGACGTTCTGAGCACCGTAAGCAGTGTCGAGATACTCTTTGACGTTCTCAAACAGTTTGGTGATCTGCTTTGTAAGTGGGTGTGCCTTATTCGATAGCGTGGCGCTTGCCGCAGCGTGGGTCATTTCGTGGATCAACGTGTGCGCGTTGATACCAGTTCCTTCATCAAGCGTTATTGTGTTTGTCTCAGGATCAAACATACCCGCCACCGGGCGACCGTCCGCTGCCTTCAGGTCTTTCTTGGTAACAAGTTTTGTGTCGCCCACTACGTCCGCCAACTTAGCAGCGATGTTCTGTACCTGAGCACTAGGGGATGTACCCGCCAGAGCAGAGAGAGCAGCGCTCAGTTCGCCAGCCTTGATTGACGCGCCAACAGACGGGTGCAAGGGGAGGTCCAGACCTACAACGGCGTTAGCCTTGAGCAGCTTGTCGATCTTAATGCGAGTGAACCCCAGCTGCCGTTCGATGTCGAAGGACTCATTGTCTTGGGTTTCTGCCTCAAGCATTGCTTCGGCTTCTTCACGCTCTGCTTCCAGTGCTTCCTTCTCACGCTGCATCTGAACGGCATCGGTGATGCCTTGTTCTTTCAACTGCGCTACGGTCAGGTCGGCATCCGCCACACCCATGAGGTCTTTCTGGATAGCCACAACAGACTTACGAACCCACTCTTTACCGTTGCTGTCGAGGTTTTCTTGAGCCCACTTAACCGCCTTACCCGCAGCTTTACCACCGGTGCCTTTAAGTAGCGGATCGCCTCGACTCTGCGGAGTTCCCATGGCAACGTCCTGCATCGCAAGGTAGAGACCCTCTGCAGGGTTAGGGTAAAGTCCAAGGTAAGTTACGACTGCATCAAGGGCATCTTTCTCGCGGCTCTTGACGGGTGTCTCCAGCAGCTTGAGGATTTTGCGGTTTTCCGCCGTGGTGAACGGATCACCTTTAACTTGGTTTTCAGTGTCGGCATACTCACGTTTAGCCACGTCTGTGGCCTGAGCCTCCCAACGTGTCTTGAGTTCCGCACGAACTTTCTTGGCCGCGGTTTCCCTGTCCACGACTTTCTTTTCGGCATCTTTCCGTTCGCTCGACTTAACAGCGGCGGGGATAGGACCACGTTTGGCTTCCGGAGTGTCTGGCCGTCCCACAATGGCGTTGCGTTCTAGTGCATCACGCTCCGCTCTGCTTGCTCCATCAGGCACTCGAGGCTCCACGACAGGGCTTCCCAATCTGCTACCTCTAGGTGCAGTAGGTTCTCCGGTAGCTTCGACGGCAGGGGCAGGGCTAGGAACTGGTCGTGCGGGTCTTGCCCCCACATCTCCGACAGGAGACGGAACGCTTCTTCCACTTGCTGCCGGTTTAGCTTCTTGACTCGCGACACGTGGCACCTCCAAGAGTTGGCCTAAGTCTACATTAGACAAGGCAGGTTTGTTGAGCGGAGTAATACCAGCCGCAGGTTTAGCTCCCCGACGTGGGAATAACGGCAAGTCTCCTTGAGCTTCAGATACGTCCCCTAACGCACGGTTGATGTTTGCTTTCAACGTACCCGAAGTGTTTTTGTTGCCCGCCAAAGTAGCGAACTGTTGTCTTACTTCTGGGGCGTTAAAATCTTTACCCAAAACACGTTTGCGGATAGGAGCAGCTTTAGGCACTCCCAGTTCGTTCAAGAAGGTCTCATCTACAGCTACAGGAGCCGCAGGAGTTTCCGCAACGCTTTCCTGTGCAGGTGCCACACCGAGGTCAGCCTTACGACCCATACCCGGAAATGAAGGCTGCACCGCGGGGCGGTCTCTGGGAGCCACACGAGCTTCCAATGCTTCTTGTGCAGGGTCTTTAACTGGTACAGGTGCTTCTGAGGGCGCTTCTACAGCTGCCTCTACAGGCGCTTCAGGTCGCTGCGCTGCTACCTCGTAAGTTTTGCGTGCGATGGCTGCACGTTCGTCTTTAGTGGGTTCGACACGAGCGATACCCTGATCTGCCAGTGCTTTAGAGAAAGCTCGCTCAGTGTTTACCTGACTGGCTGTTGTAGTGCTCGCTAAGACGTCAGAAAGAATACCGGCTCTACGAGCTTCTGCTTCTTCTACTGGGCGGTCTTGCGCACGTTTTATTCTCGTAGCAGCTTCTCGAGCGTCCAGACGAGCCAGCTCTGCAGCAATGTCTCCATCATCTTCCGGAGCAGGAGTAACTTCAGCTACTTGTTGAGTCTCAGCTGCACGTGCTTCTTCCGCACGCAACCTCGCTTGGCCTTCTCGAACATCTCTCGGCGGCATATCCGCGACGATGGGTTCGTCTTCAGCGAGCATACGGTTGAGTTCGGCCTCTTCTAGGCGCTCTTGTTCCAACTGCGCACTGCGCTGTTCAGGAGTTATCGCTTGACCTTCGGGTGTCACCTCAGTCCGCGGGGCGGGTAACTGTTTAGCGGGTGCAGGCAGGGCGGCACGTGGTGCTTCCAACAACCCTGCGATACCCTCGGGAGGTTCTACTTGCGCAGGCTCTCGCTGATCGGTGATCTGTAGCGGAGTTTCACCCTCGATCTGTAGGGGAGTTTCACCCTGCGGACCTGCCTTACGGCTGTTTGTAAAGGCGTCCACGAGGAATTGGATGGTAGCACCGGCACCGCCGCCATACAGCGCGGACTCTCCAGTGCCTTCTGTGATAGCACGTTCTGGGTTGTACCCACGCTCCGCAAGGTTCTGCACGATCTCCGCGGTGACTTCCTGTGCGGCCTCACCACCACCAGTGATAGCGGCGTTCTGGATACGCTGACCGATTGTTTCTACGGTCTCAGGGCCAAGGTCTTTAATAAATTGACCAATGACGGGAATGTCGACAGAACGCATGAAACGCCCAAGGGGCGCTACTTCTAACAGGCCAACAGGGGCGGCTTGACGGATAGCTAAGTTACGTTGTTCTTCGGTGGTCCCTGCGGCACGAGCACGTTCACTCGCTTCACCAGCTGCAGCACCTACACCTAAGAGAGCACCGATCCCAGTACCAACGGCGGCAGCGGGTATAGCGGCAGGGGCGGCAGCTGCAGCGCCAGCAATGGGTACAGCAAAACCAGCAATAGAACCAAACGTCTGGCCGATCTTAAATGCAATGTCGTCCTTATCACCTTCACGCACGCTAGGCTTAATGGCATCTGCAACAGATTGAATCTTACCTCGTGCAGCAAGCTCGGCTTCTTCGTCGAGCAGTGTAGCCGCACCCAGTGCCGCCATCTCACCTGTTTCTACGAATCCAGTGCCAAACCCCGACGTGATGTCGCCAAAAAACCCTGTTTCAGGTTCTGGAATGGCTGCATACTCAGGCCGTTGACTATCAAAAAACGCTTGGCGCTCTTGCTGCCGGTTCTGCAAGGCTTGTTGATCTGCGGTGCGAGACTGCTGGTTAGCGAGACCTACAAGTTCGGATACAGGCGTACCCCGTGGCGCTTCTACTTGGAGCGTAGACCCGTCTTTGAGGGTGAGCGTATGTATCGCCATGTCTTATTCTCCATCAACGGTAACACCGGTCACATCATCTTCGGTTAACCCCGAAACACCCATCAGTTTACGTATTGTATCCGCAGCGGTAGCTTCCAGTTCGAGAAGATTTAGCCCGGATGGTGTAGGCGTATTAAGCACGCTTTCTACAGTCAACGCAATCTGTGCGGTTTCTGCGGCTATGTTCTGGTTAATGGCTGCGATCGCCTCGGGATCATCTGACACCTGCGATTTCTGCATCTCAAGTCGTTGTAGAGTCATAGAGTTGCTGAGTTGGTCTTCGAGCAAGGAAGCACGGGTTCTCGCAACATCACTCTGCACGTCAATCGCAGCAGTCAGGCGAGTCTGGTCACCCAGACGTTCATTGGTAGCCAGCTGCACCGCACGAGCTGCCGCATCGTCCACGGCCTTTAGCTCTGCTTTGTACACGTTTGCTAGGCGATCAGCATCGGCAGTTGCCGCACGAATTTTAGCTGCACCCAATGCAGCGGCGGCAGACCTGATACTACGTTCGTTAGCCGCGGCATCTGCTGCAAGCTGCGTACCAAGTTTAATACCAGATGCGGAGAACACGGCGTCGGTACCGATACGATCTTTCTCCAGCTGGAACTCATCCATCATACGGTTACGGCGGTTGTTCTTACTGCGGTTCATGGCGTTATAGCCACCCTTCATCGCAGAGCCGATAGAACCTGTGCCACCCATACCAATCAAGAACGCGTTTAAGTCATCGCCCGGACCGTAGTTTGCTTCATCAAATTCAGCCAGTCGGGACTTCATGTCCTCGTACGACTCACTTGCAGCGGCACGACCAGTGTATTCATCGGAGAACTGCGTGCCTTTGCGTAGGGCTGCATCCGCAGATGTCATGTTTTGTGCAGCTAGAATACCTGTATCCGCCGCACCAGCCGTTTGAGGTACTTGGAATGAGGCCGCAGTTTCACCTGCTGTTGGTACTGCAGGGGCGGGGCCCTGTCCTTTTTGGTCAAGAAGGTCCGTGATACCTCCGGGGGTTGGTGTCGGGGCAGCAGGAGCAGGCATAGGAGCAGGAGCCGCAGTCGTAGGGGCTGGCACCGGAGTGGGGCGTGTGGGAGCAATAGACGGGTTAAGTTCCGCCATAACATCAAGCTGTGACATGCCCGAGCCTACGGGAACCATACCACGCTGCCCCGGCATCCGTGCGCTACTTTCACGACCAATAGGGGTCATACGCTGCGCACTAGAAGGCTGCTCAGGTTCTTGTGCTATGATCTGGTTGATGAGGGCTTGCTTCTGTCCGGCACTCAATTCAGGGCGGGCATTGATGCGTGCAACCTTCTCCTCGAGTGTCTGTTCGCCTTGGAGACCTGATTGTCCACTGACACCTTGGCCCTGCGCAAAAGACACGATACCGCCACCGGCAAACTTACTTGGCCCTTGAGCCATGCGTGCAGCGGCGAGACCCTGCGCTTGAGGGGGGACAGCGGGACGAGGTTGTGGACGTGTCGCGCCACCCATAAGAGCACCGATTCCCGCTTGTGGAGGTCGACTCGCAGCTTGAGCCATTTTACCCATATTTTTCTGCTGGTTCATCTGCTTCTGATCCAGCGTGCTCTTCGTACGACCTGCAAGATCACCGAGGGTACTACCCATCTCCTGCTTCGTTAGCTCTAGAGCTTCTTGTTCGCGCTGCTGTGCAATGGTGCCCGGCTGCTGCTGCATCTTCATCTGCATATCACGGGAAGCGGCTTGCTTCTCAGACGTGAGTTTCTGCAGGGCCAAAAGGTCCAGAAGTTCTTTGTTCTGTCCGTAGCGCTGCTGCAGCTGCTGTGGGTTGCCTCGGTAGGCATCCATGCGTTGTTCGATTTGAGCGTCGAGACCGCCGTTTTCTAAAGCCATTATTCTGAGCCCCCACCAAATAGAGTGTCGTACAGTTCGGAAAGCCCACCGGCACCTGACAACACTTCAGACAACGCACTAGGTTGTGCATAGCTGTAAGATTGAGCTGCGATTGGTAACCCCTGCAGCAAGGACTGCATGTACTGCACCTGCTTATAAGGGAAGTCACGTTCTTCCTCGAACTGCATACGGTCTGCTGTGATACCTTCAGACTCTATACCCCGTTGGATTCCGCCCATCTCTGCCAACCCTTGCAGGCCTGTGGTGCCGTACAGGTTGATCTTATCCTGCGCAGTCATACCACGGTCAGTTTCGGTGTTGAACTGTTGTTGAGCGCGATCGTATGCGTCTGCGTAACCCTGACCCGTGATTGCAGCGAGGTTCTGGCCGAGGTTACGACCCGATTCTGCATTAAAAAGCGCCTGCGCTGACCCCCCGTAGGCACCGGCAAACTTATTGGCGTTTTGTGCAGCGGTAATACCTGCTTGGCGACGCGCTTCTTCCAACTGCGGATTCAACGACGCCTGCAGGTATGGGTTCATGTATTGTTGTGCTATACCGGGGTCCGAGAAAGAACCCGGCTGATACCCAGAAACACCCATATCAGCGGTCGGTAGAGATAGAGCACCGATGCCTTGAAACGCTGCGCTCTGTAGATCAGAAGCACCTGCTGTAAGCGGCCCCATATAGGCGTTGTAGCCCTCACCGGCCAATGCCTGACCTTTGCCAAGCATTTCAGTGACGTATGGACCAGCCCAAGAAGAAAGAGAACTTTCTCTGCCAGTTTCTTGTCCTACGATAGGGTCAGCGGTTGTCGGGATAACGTCTACTGGGTCGGCCATGGTTCACCTCACTCGGGTAAGAATTTGTTGGGGTCAATTTGCTTACCCTGTTTCTCATTTCCAGTACGTGCTTTGCGCACGCGGTCCATCATACTCTTGAGCATTTTGGCACCTGCATCAGAGTTACCATTACCAAGGTGACTCACAACATCAGCTGGAATTACAAACTCGCCGTCACTCAGACGAGCTTCTTGTTTACCGTCGATGCGTGCGGGTACTTCGTCCGCCATGCCATCACTGGCACCATCTAGGTATTTGCCCTCTTTCAGGCTGGCAAGGCCACCTGCAGCCATTTGCACCGGTGTCTGGTCCGGTAACGGGGCGCGTGGGCCTCCGGGGCGTCGTTCTTGTCGTGCAGGGTTAGCAGCGTTCAGAGCCGCAAGACCTTCCGCAGACATAGGGGCCGCAGGAGTAGCGCTCTTAGGAGCGAACTGCGTTTGTGTAAAGTAGCGCTGCCCACCACTTCCGGGACGTCGATTCGGATCATAGGTACCCGGCACGGTCTGGCGCTGCACTTCGTAGTCTGGAATACCGCCTTGATACCCTGTTGGAGGTATCTGCGCTTGGCCTGCACCGGATTGGTTCAAGAGGTAGCTACCACCGGTCGTGATGATGCCTTTAACCCAGTCAGTCTCGCCGTCACCGCCGGTGAAGTTTTTAATCAGTCCATCAAGCCAGCTCGCCATCACGTATCTCCAAGTATTCTTAGTAGCATATCAGTTTCGTCCTCAACCTGTCCACCCTCAGCGAACCCACTTGTACGGCGTGGCAGGAGCGACGGAACCACCTGAGTATTCGCAGGCTGCTGTCTAGGCTGATCTACCCGAGTGCCGCCGTACGGACTACTAAACAACTGAGCCTGCGACGGTGTAGCAAAGATACTCTCTCCACTAATATCATACAGGTAGTCGATATTCATGGGGTCCGGAGTCTTAACACTGACCTGCTGACCTGCAATATCTCCCGATGCCATAATCTGTTGCATCATATCGTTGATGTTCCGCTCCTTGGCACGAGTGTCGATATTCGTGTTAATCTGCGTATTCATGTCTAAGATTGCGTCCATCGTAGCCTGCGTGTCTTGTTCTTGTTGCAGGTAAAGCCCCGTTGCCGGGTTAAACATGGACGTGTCCGCAAAGGTAACATCTTGGTCACCCTGTAGTGCACTCGCTAACATGTTTTGGTCGTTTATGTCAAGAACACCATCACCTGTAACGTCGTACTGCTGGATAGTCTCCGCTGCTACGTTTTCTTGTGCGATCAGGTCGATGACAAAGTCAACGTCAGTCTGTGT